TCGGTCATATTAACCAAGTCACCATAGAACGTGAGCGTGTAGGCATAGGGCTGCGTTCCCTTTAGTTGTACGCTCTCCATCTGAATTACCCCTGTACGGAATGGCAACGAGTTGATTTCGATTCTTGCTTCCTGACGCAGCCGCCCATCAAAGGTGTTGGTGGTTACCTCTGAACTGCCTCCTGCATTCCATAGCGTAGTCCAGTCCTCCCAATTGATTTCCACGTTCTGCCATTCATCACCGCCTCTTGTCCTGCGTGTGATGACCGAACTAGTGATGTTTGGGTTGAAGTAGAACTGAAGTATCTCGTTGTTGTTTGGCGTAGCTGGAACGGTGAAGCTCTGCGTGAAGTCCGTGAATACCTTGCTGATGTCTTGAATGTTCTGCACCGATAGGTTGATGCTGATTTCCTCATCATTGAAGACATCCAGTCGGAAGTCATTAACGTAAATGTCTACCTTGTTCATCGTACCAAACTGCGCTCGTCAAATCCGTAGTCGAAGGTCACCGTGTAGTTGATGGTCTTGTCGTTGATGTGCTTTTGGTAGTCTACGCTGCCACGTTGAGGCACTACGCTTATCCAAGATCCACCGCTTAACACAACCACGCTCTCGCTCATGAGAAGGTCTTTGATGGTTTCGCTATACCCCTCATCCACGAAGCCCGTGTTTAGGGTTAGTGTGTTGCGAGAATTGACGTTGTAGGATTGGTACTTGCCCACCTGTAAAGAGGGGGTAGTGAAGCCATCGTTGTAGATGCTCTTTTGGTATTGGTCTTGTGTGAAGTTGCCCTGCTCGGTGGACTTCTTAAAGAACGTGATGTACTCGGCTACGCCATAGCGGTTGATGAAACCGATTTGGTAGGGTGTGTACTTGGGTTCGCATACGAGGTTGTATCGTACCGTTGTGATTGGTGTACCATCCGTTTCTTCAAAGATGACATCGTAGTATTCGGCAGTCGGATGTTGCGATGGGCGTGAGTTACCAGCAAGAAACGACTCAAGATTTTGAGGCCCAACCCCTGCATAAATTACAAGGTCTTGGGTGTCGGTTGAAGCAGGGTCAGGTGGAACGCCACCTGAAGGCCCTACCGTATTAAACGAGTAGAGCGTACTTGGGTTGTCGCTATACCGAATGCTGATGCCTCCGAAGTCATTGGCTACGCTATTGTAGAGGGGGATGGTTTCGTAGTTACCTAACGCTGCGTAGCGAGTCGTGTTTGCGGTCAGCAGCAGTTGCGTGGTAGCGGTTGGTGCGATGTTGGTCATCTTCGCCCATCCATCGGTAGCAATAAATGCAAGTCCTACCCCTGTTTGGAATGGTGCTTCAATAGGTACTGCTCCATTGTCAGAGTAAGTCCAATCACCAAGCGGAGCAACCCACACTACCTCGCCTTCGGGTGATTCGGCATAGCCTTGTGTGTTATACACCCCAAAATTGTGGCTGAACTCACTACGGATTAGGTCGCTAATCTCAAAGTTGATTACCTCCTCAATGGAGTAGTTTTTAGTCAGCGTGTAGTTTGCTGACCCCGCAGGAAGCGACTTAATGCCTGTAAATATCTTGAGCTGCAAAGTCATTGAGTCAAGCGAGTCAGCAGCAAGGGTATTGTTTTTACCCGTTACAAATAAAGGGCTTCTCGTTAGCGATAGGCTGCTTGGAGTGGATATGGATGGGACGCTCATTTTTCTTGTTTCGGTTGTAGCGTGAATCGTAGGAAGTCAGAAAGGTCGAGTGCAAATGCCTCTGCTATCTCGGTAGGCAACTGCTGAAACTTGAGCTTGAATGGTGTGCTAAAGAAGTTGGTGGTGCGGATGCCCTTGTTGTAGATGCTTCTTGTAATCAAAAACGCAGTAGCATCGTAACTCAAGAACTGACCACGACTGCCCTCCTCACGGCTTTGGAATTGGAATCTGCGCCTACGTACCCATTCGTTGATGGCTCTCGTAAGGCCGCCACGCATTCCGCTTCTACCTGTACCAAATCGGTATGGGCTATTGGGGGCTTTGGTAGATGAGGACTTGCCCTGAACACCCAAGTCTTGGAACTTCCAATAAGGGGCGGTGTCATCCATCTTCCAACGCAAGAAGAATGAATTAGGCCCGACCTCAAGGTCGTAGGCAATGGACTGCGATAGAGTACCCGTTACGTTTTTATTCTCACGAGCAAGGTTGGCTTTAGCCTGTTCGACTACGCCATCGGCAAACTTTTGAAGACTTGCCTTTACCCTATCCTGCCGCACTTCCATTTAGCAAATGCTGATTTCAGTGTTAGAGAGCAGCACGTCAAAGTTTGCAGTCCATCCAGCAAGAAGGTTCTCAAAGCGTTCGGTGAATGGTTGGCAGGTAGGGCTGCCGTCCAACTGGTACAAGTCAGAGTACAACTGCCCTCTGCGTAATTCTTGCACCACATCGTTTATTACTGCGAGTTGGGTGTTGAGTATGTCTTGCACGTTGCTCGTTCCGTAGAACGGCTCATTTTGTTCTCGTGGGTTCTCTTTCGTTTCATCCACCACGTCCATACAAATAAGGCTAATGCTCATCCGTACCACCTGCCCCTCGAACGTGGCTTGGTTTACCATGATGTGCGAGAGTGGAAAGATGGTCTGCTTGTTGAGGTCTACATCGTAGACATCTCCTGTGGTCACCACATTGACTTGGCTATGGGCTTCGAGGGTGTCCTTTAGCTTTTGCGTGATGTTGTAAAACTGCCTCATTTCTTTAGTTGTTTTTGGAGGATGCGGTGTTCCGTTTCGAGGCGGTCTTTCTCGAACGTGAGGAACGTGAAGGCGAAGGCGGCAGGGAGCTTTGATACTTGCTCATATTTAAGAGCATCACCTCCTGCAAGTTGGTGGTATATTGGTAGCCAACCCCATTTTTTAGAAAACTGATTAGTGGGACTAAATTCATCGGATTCCCCTTCGCCAAAGATTTCAGGGAAGCCCTCGACAAATCGTTTCCTAAAGTCCAAAAAAAAACCATTGCGCCAATGGCTACGTCAAGGGGTGCGTTCTTCATCTGCTCTGCGTACTTGGCAGTACCCTCGTATGGCTCTATGTCGTATCGGTTTCCGACTCTTGCGGTGACAGGTCGGTACAAGACCGCCATTGCTTTATGCATCGTCTGCATATCGGTAACGTACTCGTCAATGTCGTGGAGTTCACCTACGGTGATCTCATCAAGCGAAGGGATAAACCCGAACTCCTGTTTGCCAAGCATAAAGCGAGGCTTGAGGGTGGGCTTCTCGGAAAACGCTTTTGAAAGCACTCCTGCGGTCTTTGCAAGGCTTGATGCCTTCATCTGGAGGATGACCTCCATTGACAACCCACAAAAGATTTCAATGGCCTTGCGTGACAGGAACTCCTCGTCACCTTCAAGACGGATGAACTTTTGGTAGTCAGCGAGTTTTATCTCGCTCATTTGGTTGGGTACTATTAACCGCATCTCAATAAAATAACCTTTTGAATTTAGCGTATGGCATACCGCCCGTAGTTGGGCTTGGATAGCTTGTTGTATGTTGCGTAGCGCATTGCGTCTATGGCGTGGTTAAACGCATCTATGGGTTTGTTTAAGAGGTTGCCATTCTTGTCCTCTGTCCATTTGTAGTTGCGCAGTTCTTTTTCTAGATTCTTGCTTCGTGGGGTGATGAATAGCTTGTGACGCTTTAGCACGTCAATACCCACTATAACGCTATCTGCGCCCTTCTGCGTGGGTTTCACGTTCCATCCCATGCGATGCAGTTCCTCAATGGATTTGGGTTCAGCAGAGTCAGCAAATACTTCCGTGCGCCTGTCAAGGTTTAGGGTCTTGAAGACGTTGCTGATGTCGGGGTTGGTTAAACCAGTTTGATAGATTAACTCATCAGCGTACAGGTTGCCGCCAGATTGGTACACCGCAACAAGCGAGGTGGGATCGTTGGTGTAGCCAAAGTCCATTCCGTAGGATAGCAGGGTGGCATCAGCAGGTATGTCGCTTGTACCGAATTGAAAGATGGTAGCACGGCTCATACCACGCTCACCCAAGCCGTAGATGCGCCAATAGTCCTCATCGGTGTACATCAAGCGTTCAATCTCCTGTATGACTGACTGCTCAAGAAATGGGTTGTCTTTGTATGTACTTTGTATGTACGTTACGTCATCACGAGTCAGAAGTTTATCGTAAATCCAATGGAAAGAATCTGATGGGTTGTAGTCAATCCAAATCTTTCCCGTTGTGCGGACAAGGATTTGGAAGAAGTCCTCGAATGTGAGTTCGTTGCACTCGTTGCAAAAAAGGTAGTCACGCTTTGCGCCACGCTTCTTCTGCGGTTGGTCAAGGCTGATGAACTCAAAGAGGTTGCCGTTGAGGGTGTAGGTGTAGTCGCTCTTGTTGTGGCGTGACTCATCGTACAAATCCATATTGCGGAGTATCTCAAAGAAGTCACGGTAGGCGGTCATCTTGAGTGATGGCAGCGACTTACGCACAATGGAAAAGACCTTACCCTTTTCTTGCATTGCGATGACAATAAGCATCTGCAAGATGGAGTAGGTCTTACCTGAACGTGAGCCTCCTTGATTGACTACGATCCGTGTGGGGGCGGTGTAGTTCTTTTCAAAGAGTTCACTCGTCTTTACTTCCAGTACGGACAATCTCTACTTTGATTTGGGTGAGTTCATCTGCTGCTTCGTGGGAGTTCTCTACCCTTGCGAGTTTAGGTGTCGTGTACTCTGCCATCTTGTTCAACAGGTC